CGATTACCTACCGCTCATCAGACAGAGAGTCCGTGACTTCCGAGTAAACAGTGGGAGACTCGATTGACTACTTGGGCAGCGTGCGGCAAGTCAGTCTTTGGCAACTCCAAGACT